CCGAAGCCGAGACGATCGAAGGCAAGGAACGGCTGCTCGAGATCAGGTTCAAGGAATCCTATACTGAGCGCATCGGGTTCGCGATAATGACCGGCGAGCAGGTCAAGCGACTATATCTGAATGGCGAGACCGTGAGCGTGGAGATCTGGCGCGAAGTTCCCAAACGCAGCAAGAAGAAGGAATGGCAGATCGTCGATGCCTATGAAATGGCCATCGATGAGATTCCGTTGGTGACTTTCTATGCGGACCGCGACCAGTTCATGCTGGGCAAAAGCCCGCTCGAGGATTTGGCCGATCTGAACATCGCCCATTGGCAAAGCACTTCTGATCAGCGCGCCATTTTGACGGTCGCTCGCTTCCCGATCCTCGCTTGCAGCGGCGGCACCGATGAAACGAATAAACTCGTGGTGGGTCCGAACCAGTGGTTGTACTGCCCGGACCCGCGCGGCAAGTTCTACTATGTGGAGCACAAAGGCGCGGCGATTAACGCCGGTCTTGATGATTTGACCGAGCTGGCCCGGCAGATGGGGGAGTACGGCAACGAATGGTTGAAGAAGCGGCCCAACCGTGAGACCGCCACCGCCCGAGTGCTGGATACAGTTGAAGCGAGCAGCGCGCTGCAAGATGTGACGCTCCGCTTCATCGATGCCATGGAGAATGCTTTGGCGCTGACGGCGAAGTGGCTCGGACTGCCCGAGGGCGGATCAGTCGATATTTTCTCCGACTTCACCGCCCCCTCGATCGGGTCGGAAGGTCTGCGGATTCTTATCGATGCTCGCAAGAATCGGGACATCAGTCGCGAGGCGTTCATTGAAGAACTGAAGCGAGCGGGGATTCTCGATGAGGATTTCGATGAAAGCGCCGATGCCGATAAGCTCGAGGCCGAGCTGATGGAGATGTTCCCGATGCCGATCGTAACTCCAGGCGAGGAGCCTGAAAAAGATGAGGAGGACGACGAATGAGCTGGAACCATCGTGTTATTGAAGCCGAGGATGGCTCGCTAGGAATGCATGAGTGCTTCTATAATGAGGGCGATGAGATCCCTCATTCTTGGACGGCGTTTCCGGTGGAAGTCACGGGCGATACCATTCCCGAGGTGGCCATGGTGCTGGTTCAAATGACTCGGGCGATGAACAAGCCCACCTTGACGATCTACACGGACGATGCGGGCGATGAGCATTTGCGTGAGGTCGAATAGTGGCCACCGCCAATGAAAAGCTATTCGATGAATTCGTGAAGCAACAGGTCCAACTGATGCGGATGTCTCGCGGCGAGATCGGCGTGCTGATGCGCGTCATCGGTGAAGCCGATGCCGAATTGCATGGCCGCTTGGTGAGTCAGCTCAAGAATATCCGCGGCTCTGGTCGCTCGGTGAATTTCACCACGAAGCAATACAAGGCCATGGTGCAGTCGTTTCGAAAGACTCGAGCATCGATGCTGAAGCTCGCCGGCAAGGACATCGAGAGGATCATGAGCGAGACCGTGAAGGTGGAGCTCGATGCCTCCTTGGCGATCCTGCGAAACGCCACGCCCGTCCAGATCAATTTCGCGGCGCCGAGCTTGACTGCGACTCGGGAGCTCACTGCAGGCTCACCCTTCGGCAGCGTGAATTCCATGCAGACGCTCGAGCAGTGGATAGGCACGGTCGCCATCGCTGACTCGAATAGACTGGTCGCCACCCTACAAGCCGGATTTGCTCAAGGCGAAACCATCCCCCAAATCGAAGCGAGGTTGAATGATGCGTTTGAATTGACCAAGCAGAATGTGAATATCATCGTGCGGACCGGCATCAATCATGCATCGAATACGGCGCGAGGCGAAGTCTTCAAGGAGAACTCGGATGTCATCTCAGCCTTGCGCTGGACATCCACCCTTGACGGTCGGACCTCAGCGATCTGCCGAGATCGCGATGGGCGCATGGGTCCCGCGGATGGCACAGCTAGCATGGACGGCGTACCTGAGCCCCATCTCTCGCCACCCGATGCGACTCCGCCGGCGCACCCTCGCTGCCGGTCAACCAAGATCGCGCTCCTGGATGGTCAGAAGATCGCTGACGGGCTTCCCAACCGCCCAACAATGACCGATACCCGCACGGGTGCGAAACGCCAAATCGATTTCGAAAGGCAAGCGCGCGCCCAGGCTCGCGCCGATGGCAGAGCATGGTCGGGCATGAGCAACCAACAGAAACGCCCATATCGAAAGGACGTCCGATCCGCTTGGGCGAAAGAGCATATTGGCAGAGTGCCGGGAGAGACCACCTATGATCAGTGGCTTCGCCGGCAAGAGGCCAAATTCCAGGATGATGTTCTGGGCAAGGCAAAAGGAAAAATGTATCGGGATGATCCCGGTATGACGATGGCTAACTTCGTGGATAGGCGTGGCAATGAGTTGACGCTGGCGGAGCTGGCCGAGGTTTCCTCATCGTGATGGTGAGGAAATAACTGCCCGTGATGGGCAAAGGAGTATGGACAATGGCATTTGAATTCAATCAGAAGGTCAAGGACCTGTCGAGCGTGCCCAACGATTTCCAGGGCCTTTACGAGGCTGCTGGAGATGGCGATGGCTTCGTGCTTCGCGCGGATGACGCGACGAAGTCCGCGGTGAGTGCGATCACCGGTCTCAACAAGGCATTGAAGGTTGCGCGCGCTGAGGCTGCCGGATTCAAGGGCAGCGCCGTGGATCTTTCCGCGCTGGCGGATTACGGCAAGGACCCGTCGGAAATCCTGACCAGCTTCAACGAGAAGTTGGCGGCTGCGATCAAGGATCAGCCGACGAAAGAGGACATGGCTCGCCAGCTTGACAAGATCAAGGCCGATCTGAGCAAGGCGCATTCCGAGGAGCTGAAGGTTTCCTCGAAGCGCGGCGATGCGCTGAAGTCCCAGCTGTACGGTCATCTCGTGACCTCGGCAGCGAAAACCGCTCTGGCTGAGGCCGGCGCGATCGACTCGGATCTGGCGCTGCCCTTCTTGGAGCGACAGGTCAAGGTCATCGAAGAGGACGGCACGTTCTCGGTGAATGTCGTGGATGGCACCGGCGATGCGCGCTATAGCGGCGTTACCGGCTCCCCCATGAGCGTGGGCGAATTGGTCGCCGAGATGAAGGCCAATGAGAAATATGGCCCGCTTTTCAAGAGCGAGGTCGGCGCCGGCGGCTCCGGCACCCCCGCGGAAGGTGGCCGTCGTTCCAATGCGAATGCCGGCGATAAGGCGGATAAGTCGCCCACGGAGAAGATTAGGTCTGGTTTGGAGGCCAGGCAGAAAAAGTAGTCCCTCTCATCGATCGGGCCGGATTTGACATATCCGGCCCGATATGCTATAATCATGCCTCAGTCATTTAGCTAGCCCTGCTTGGGTGATCCTTGCTGTGGGCTTGCTGGTTCGTGATGAACCGGCAAATGTCGCGTGATGCGGCCCAGCAACAGCAACGAAACTCAACAAGGAGAGCCACAAATGGCTTCTATCACTCTCGCTGAAAGTGCCAAGCTGGCACAGGACGAGTTGGTGGCCGGCGTCATCGAAGACGTCATCACCATCAATCAGTTCTATCAGGTTCTGCCGTTCGATAACATCGACGGCAACTCTCTCAAGTACAACCGCGAAAACGCCCTTGGCGGCGTCGGCGTGGCTGGCGTCGGTGACACCATCGGCTCCGGTGATGCCAACCCTCTGACCGGTGGATCCGGCGAGGCCAAGGATGCCGCGACCTTCACCGAGGTCTTCTCCGGTCTGACCACGATCCTCGGCGATGCTGAGGTCAACGGCCTGATCCAGGCTACCCGCTCCGGCGACGGCAACGACCAGACCGCCGTCCAAATCGCCAGCAAGGCGAAGCACGCCGGCCGTCTGTACCAGTGGATGCTGGTCAATGGCACCGGTGCTGCGGACCAGTTCACGGGCCTGCTGGCCTTGTGCGCTGCTGGCCAGAAGGTTACCTCGGCCACGGATGGTCAGGTTCTGTCCTTCGATCGCATGGATGCGGTCATGGACCTTGTCACCGCCAAGGATGGCCAGGTGGACTTCCTGTTGCTGAACGCTCGTGAGCGTCGGGCTTACCGTTCTCTGCTTCGTGGTCTGGGTGGCGCGGCCATCATGGAAACCGTCGCTCTGCCGAGTGGCGAGGAAGTCATGGCGTACTCGGGTGTCCCCGTGTTCCGCAATGACTATCTGCCCATCGACCAGACTCAGGGCGCGTCGAGCATCGCTTCGACTCTCATCGCCGGTTGTCTGGATGATGGTTCCCGTTCCAATGGTATCGCTGGGCTGAGTGCCAGCGAGCAGGCCGGAATGCATGTCACCGATGTCGGTGAGGCTCAGGCCAAAGACGAGCACATTTGGCGTGTCAAGTGGTACGCCGGGCTGGCCGTCTTCTCCGAGAAGGCCCTCGCTGCTGCGCCGGGAATCGTTCCCGCCTAAGAGCTAGGAAAATACTAGGGGCCCTTCGGGGCCCCTTTCAACCCCTTCTGGAGGGAAATCCAAATGGCCATTTATCTCTGCAAGAACAGTGCCAAGAGCGCGACTGGCGTCCACATTGCCAACGTCCTTATCGTTCAGGCGGCCGACGCTGCCGGAGCGAAGCTTGTGTGCGCTGACAAATATCCTGGGGACGGTGCCTGGTCTGACGCCAGCGTGACCGCCCTCTCCGAGACCACTTTGGATGCTGCTGGTGCCTGTGCTGGGTACACCATGAAGGCAATCATCCGCGGTGGAACCCAGACCGAAGACCCCATCGTGATCACGGCCACCGGCGGCGTCACCGACGACCTGGACGCTCTCGCTGCGCTGATGGTCCTCGCGGCCAATGCTCATGACGAGATCGACGTCGCGGTCTACAACGCGCCGGACCTCACTATCGCGGACATCGGTTCCGGTATGGGTGATGCGTCGCTGGAGATCGAAGTCTACGACGGCTCCGGTCAAGGTGTGGACCTCGGCGGCGAGTTCTACACGGCCATCACCGACGAAGGTATCGCTGGCGCGGTGCTGGAAGTCGCGCTGGTCGCTGATACCGTCGTGCAACCCAAGGTGATTCAAGCTATCGGCAAGCTCGACTCCTAACCCCAACCGCTGAGGAGCATTATATGTCGATCGTGACTCGAACAATCGTGCTGACCGGATGCAGATCGGGCTTGACCGTCAAATTGGGAATGTACCAATTCAATGATGGCAAGATCGATCTGCGTGGGTCAGCCTCAGATATCGAATCCTTGTCCCACTGGATGGCCATCAATTATCAGGCGTACCCCGTGGGTTCATGTGAATTGAAGGAGGCCAGCGATGGCCAGTGTGATCTTCCGGCGCCTGCTGAGCAGGACGCAGAGCACGCTGTACTCGACGGAGTTCAGCCGAGAGGGGAAGGGACTCCCGCGGCAGAAGCATCAGACGTCGGACCAGCAGATGGAGCTGTCGAAGGGCCGGCCGACGGACCAGTTCCCGAAGGGGACGGACACGAACACGCCGGGATACAACGGCTGCAAGAAGCGCTAGACAAGCTGGATGTCATGGACGACACCCATTGGCGCACCGATGGACTTCCCGCGGTTGCCGCGGTCGAAGGTTTTCTCGGATCCAAGACAACTCGCACGGCCATCGAGGCCGTCGCTCCTGACCTGAAACGAAAAGGATAGCCATCCATGGCTGAAGCAATTTATCTGGTCCGCGTGGCGGCCCCCGAGGCCCCGCAGCGCGATATCATCGACGGCATTCATGCCGTCATCGGCAACTACGACGACGGTTCGACCGACGCCGAGATCATCGCGGATGCCGTGGCGATGTGCGTGACCGCCGGCCACGACATTCCTACCGGCTACTTCGATACGGTGGACGCCGTGCTGACGTTGCTGCCGGATGACACGGACACCTTCATCATCGGCAATCGGTGGACTGAGCTCGAGGAAGCCTAGCCCATGGCCAACGTGAGCTTCGCTCTCAACCTGACGATCACGCAGGGCGACGATCGGCCGCTGGAATTCATCTTCTGGGAGGATGAAGCTTTCACGGTGCCGCTCGACATTTCTGCGTGGTTGCTCCGGTACACTGCCAAGGCGGTCATCGCGGATCTTGATACCGTCGCCAAGATCCAATTGGATCCTAGCGATTTCTCTCTCACGACGAGCCCTGGCAGTGGAGCCGTCGTGAACAAGGCAACCGCGCTCATCACGGCGACCGATACCGCCGCGATGGCCGTGGCGACGTACTTTCAGGATCTCCAGCGGACGATCGGTACCACGGTTACAACGCTGGGGATTGGTCAGCTCGTGATTGAGGCACAGGTCACCCAGAGGACGAGCTAGATGCCGCATTTCGTTCAGCAAGTTTTCCATGTTCATGTAGTCGAGGAGAGTTACCAAGTAACGGTGCCCTCCCCGATTATTTTTAATGTCGTGGAGCGGAACGAAACATTCTCAGTCACCATCATCGATAACACTTCCACCATCAATGTGGCTGTCGTCGATGAAGTTTTTCATGTCGTCGTGGCCGAAGCCGTGATATTCAATGTTCAGATCGAAGGGGGAAGCGGCGGCGGCGGCGATGTTTCCTCGGTATTCGGTCGCACCGGCGCGGTCGTGGCCGTGGTCAATGACTATACGCCCAGCCTACTTGGGCAACAGGGTGCCACACCTGGCCAGACTCTCGCATGGAACGGATCCATTTGGGCCCCGGCTGCCGCCGGCGGCGCCCCGGTCGATTCGGTCTTCGGTCGGACTGGTGCAGTGGTGGCCGGCATCGGTGATTATAATACGGATCAAGTCACCGAAGGATCGAACCTCTATTTCACCGAAGCCCGAGCGAATGCTGCGAGCGATGTCGTGGCCAATACGGCCCATACTGTCGGCGATGGCTCGGATCATGCGGACGTGGCGAGCAACACCGCGGTGCGGCATTCCCATGCCAACAAGACCGAACTCGACAAAGTCACCGACGGCGATCACGATGTGATCAGTGCGGGTAACCCGCATAATGTGACACTTGGGGACGTGGGGGGCGCTCCTGCTTCGCACGACCATCCTGCTTCCGAGATCACCGACTTCGACGCTGAAGTGTCCAACAATGATGACGTGGCGGCCAACTCGGCCCATACTGCCGGCGATGGCTCGGACCATGCCAACGTGGCCCTGAGCGATACTCACCGGCTCGGCAACGGCGCGGATCATGCAAACGTGGCGCTGAACGATACTCACCGGGGCGCATCCTCGGGCGTTCACGGCATCACCGGCAACGTGGTGGGCACCACGGATACCCAGACGCTCAGCAATAAGACTCTGACGCTGCCCACGATCGGCGACTTCACGAATGCGACCCATGATCATGCGGACGCGGCCGGTGGCGGCACTGTGAGTCATCTCGTGCTGACCGATATCGGCACATACAACCACGCCGCGATCGACTCCCATATCGACTCGACCTCGAATCCGCATGGCGTGACCTTCACTCAGGCTGTGACTGCAGACGGCGCGACCGACATCTCGGCGGCCGAGGCGGAGACGCTGACGGATACGAGCAATGCGGACGCGCTGCATGGGCACCGGACCTTCGAGGACATCGACGTCGACTGGATTGATTTCGACACCGCGAGCTACGGCACGGTGGCGCCCTCGGTGACCCCCGATCGCCAAGAGGGTCGGGTCTTCTACGATAAGGACCTCAACGCACTGACTCTGTTCCCGGCCGGCTCCGAGGTCATGCAGACCCTCGGGCATGAGATATTCGCGACTGTCTATAATGACAATGATAGCGACATCCCGAATGGGGCCGCGGTGGTGACCGATGTCACCGGACCGTTCGGTGCCGTCCATCTGGCGGATGCGAGCGACCCAGACCTGGCTATCGGGACCGCAGGGCTCGCGACTGAACTGATCGAAGTCGACACGCAGGGCATGGTTACCGTCGTGGGTGCCGTCCGTGATGTCGACACCAGCGCTTGGCCTATCGGGACCATCCTGTACCTCTCGGACGAGACTCCTGGCGCCCTGACTGATGTGATCCCCACCTCGCCCAGCTATCAGATCCAGATGGGGCTGGTACTGTATCAGCATGCGGACTACGGCATCATCTACGTGCGGGTCGCCGAGCAGGGTAATGAGCAGGACATCCATACGGTGTTTGCTGGCTCCTGCCTGGAGCCCTATACCTCGACCATCACCGAGGCTGCCGGCATCGTGACCTTGACGGTCACGCGAGACGGCGGTGGTGACCTCTCCTTGATATTTGAAGATGGCTTGCAGGTGTTTGACGCTCCGGCGGGCGTCGAGCTTACGCCTGGGGATGATGACGTTCCCACGATGAACTATGTCTTTATTCTGCAGTCTACGAACACTCTGACGGCCAATACGACCGGCTTCCCGTCGGCCGATCACCAACCGGTGGCGCAGGTCTTCTGCCAATCGGCCGCCTCTGTCCAAACGGACGGCGTCCTGAAGCATCATGCGTGGAACGATCACCTGGGCAATCCGGGCGAGAACGGCCACTTGTCGCATCTCAACTTCTGGATCCGCCAACAGCACGCCACCTGGCTGACCGGCGCGACTCCGTCGCTCTCCGATGGAGCGAACGTCTACTTTGCGATCACCTCGGGCACGGCCCTGCAGCTGCACGTTAACCCGGTCGACGCGTTGGACATGGCTGTGGGCCATCCTGTCTATGTCGTGAACGATTCGGTGACGGCCTATAAGCGCGTGACCAACCTGAACACGGTCACCCTCGATTCCGCCGGCAACACGGTCAATAACAAGTATTTCAAGCTCGTATTCATGGGCATCGTGAATAGCGATGGGGAGTCTCAGGTACTCGTCAACTTGCCCAGTGGCTCGTATAACAGTGAGATCGGCGCGGTCGACGACATCAACAGATATGCGGACTTCACGCTGCCGGAAGAATTCAGGGGCGTCGGCTTCGTACTTGCAAGTTGCGTATTGCGCTTGCAAGGCGGCAATTATACTTCGTCCGGAATTGTCGACTTGCGCGGCAACCTGATCGGGTCCATCGCAGGAGGTGGCGGAGCGGGCACCGGAGCGACTGCCAAATTCTCTGACGCCGACTTTCAAGTCTACAATGGGACGGACGCCTCGAAGACGGTCGCGCTGGACGTCTCCGCGATCACTACCGCGACTGACCGCACGTTGACGGTGCAGGATGCCGACGGAACCATCGCTCTGGTGGCCGACTTGCAGACAGCCCATAGCAACCGTACCGAGCTCGACAAGGTCACCATGGGCGACCACGACGTGATCGTCACCGGCAACCCGCACGCGCTAGATTATAACGACGTGGCCGCCGCGGCTGCCTCGCACTCGCACCTCTATACCGACATCAGCAACTGGGCATCGGCCAATCTGAGCGTCAACACGCTGGTTGCTGCGAGCAACATCACGAGTACCGCTGGCCTGATCCAGACCCTCGCGGGCGACGTGCTGGCTGGGGACGACCTGCGCTGCAAGAACCGCTTGTTCATCAATGAGGATGGCACGCAAACCGACACCATCATCTATATGCAGGGCTCTACGGTATCTCTCAAGTGGGACTCGGCGGATGCACGT